GTCGGAACGACTATCAGAATATTTTGTTGCTTCTCAACGTAATATCTCACAAGAGAATATATCATCAGAGACTTTCCAGAAGCAGTTGGGGATATCAACAACTTTCTATTATGTTTTAGGGCGTCATATACTCCCTCTACTTGATAATCACGGGGAGAATACTTGCAAATAGCATTCATATAATCTTTTACACCTTCCTTTGAGATAAAGTCGTTAACCTCAAAAGGAAGTCCATAGAATTTATTATCTACAAATTCATACGTATATCCATGATCATCACAGAATTTTGTAACTTTATCTAATAACCCAACATAAACTTCACCAGTTTGTGTATTAAATAAACGAATTTTTCCATCCCAGTACTTATTACGATACTGAGGCATAAATTTTGCTCCAGGCACATCAAATGTAAATTGATCTGCTAACTCATAGTAAATATGTGCTTCTGCTTCAACTTTTAAATATACTTCGTTCTTTTTAAAAATAATCAAATGTGACATGAACTATAGATTCACCTATGAGTATTTAGTTCATACTGTCAAGATGAATTAATTATATATTACTAAGAACCTCCATATCCAGCAGTAAATTTCATGAAATCAATGGCATTTTTTATTTGAAAAGTTCTATTAGAAACTGTTTTAATAATTTCTTCTAAAAATCTAAGTTCTACATCATAATATCTAATCTTCAGGTCTACTCTACTCAACTTCTCATCGGCATCCATATACCTCTGTAATGCTTCTTTATCTCTAACTTTATATGGAAATGGTTCTTCAGCATAAACCTCTGCTGTTGCCTTTCCTGTGTAATAATTATATCTTTCTAATTTAGTTCTATTATAAGATTCTCGTGCTTTTTCCTTTAACAATGTGATGGTATTATATAATGTATAATACTTTGAATGAAGTTGTGGTATTTTTAGTGACTCATCATGTAAATTGTCAGGATCGATCTGGGAATCTCTTTCCCACATTTCCTGAATTTGATCAAGATTCATAAGGGTGTTCTACCGTCTGATGCAAATATATTATATACAGTATACTTGAAAACCACCTCTGCTGTAAAGTAACTAATGTCAGGATCAGTTGCTTCGAATTCTAAAGATGAAAGACTTGTTGGAAATAAATCTTCAAATTTCACAATTGCTTGTGTTCTAAAATTACTATTAAGAATATGTAAACTTCCATCACTGAATTGTCTATTCAAATTCGGTGGTTGTGTAATATCTTCTTTATTTGATATTAAATCTTTAAACTGTTGTGTAGTTTCTGGATAAGCAAGACCAGTTAACCAATTGTGAATTGCCATATAGTTTTCTAGATTTTCATCAACTAAAAATCTTAAATTAAAATCACCATAATTTAACTTATCTCCAGGAACATCTAAATCCTTGAGATAAACTGGTTGTATTGCTGTTCCCATATTAATCTCTGGAATTCGTGCAGAATTTGAGAAAAAGGAAATCTTTGTATCTTTTGCTAATGTAAACTTAAAACCAATCGGAGATAAAAAGTTTCTATTGTTTATCTGATTGGGAAAATTGCAAGCCATTTTTTATTTTTATTTAGATAAAAAAAGAGGGTCTCGAAAGACCCTCTCGTATAACCTTGTGAAAATGAATCACATTAAGTTCTGAACACGTACTCTTCTGTAGTAACGGTTTGCGTTTACAACGATAGCACCAGGATTGGTGACTTCACTGTTCTGTATACCAGATGCGAATGGATTTGCTGCCATACCATATCTGGTCTTGAAACCAATTTTAGGTTGGAAGCTATTCTCACCAACGGCACGAACCATTTGAAGAGGAACGTATGGGCAGTAGAAGAGACCTGCGTCATAAGGTGAAGTACCCTTATAACCAGCAACGTAGTACTGAATACCATTACCTGCAGAACCTACGTTTGCAGAATATGGGTCGATATAGACTCTATACTTACCAGCAAGTACACCTGCGAAGGTATTACCGGTATCATCAACGTTCAAGTTTGCGTTGAGTGCAGGGGTGTAGTCGAGAACTCCTGCCATGGTCAGTGCGGAAGCAACGTCTGCAGAGCAGAGGATCATGTTGCCCTTTCCTCTACGAGTCTCTTGTGCGATTGCGTTAGCATCACGCTCGATTTGGAAGATCAGACCCTTAAACTTCTCAACACTCCAACGTCCGTTAGAGTCAACATCGAGGTCAAAAGTACCTGCAGTAGCAACGTTTGCTTGAGCACCAGGACGTGCAGACTTATAGATGGTTCTGATGACTTCACGGTTGATTTCGGCAAGAATCTCAGTTGAGAGAATGTTTGCCAATTCTGCTTCAGCATTCAGACCATGAATTGCCTTGAGGTCTTGTGCGAGTTCTAAGGAGTACTCGGCTTTCAGTGCTCTTGACTTTGCAGTAACGGTGACTTTCTCAATCGAGAATGCCATCTCGTTGAAGGCACTTCCAGATCCTCCAAGTCCTTCAGCATCTTCGGTATTCATACCACGACCAACGCTATAATTTTGGTCGGTATTGATATCTAAAATACCAGGGTTGTCACCTGATTGTGCTGCGGTTGTACCGAAACCAACAGAACCATCACTGGATCCGGGAGTATAACCATTACCTTCAAGATTTCTCTCAGCATTTTGAGCAGAGAAGGTGGTATCTGCTTCATCAAACAGTGCTTCGTTACCGTCCTGTGCGGTATAACGAGAACGCATTGCAAAGATAAGTCCGGTAGGACCATTCATTGGTTGAACACCTGCGAGGTCATATGCGACCAAGTTAGGCATTGAACGTCTGATCAGAGAGATCAGTACGGGATCGAAACCTGCAACAGTGTTTCCAGCATCAGCAGAGAAACCTGCAGTTGCACCCGATGAACCGGTGCTGTTAGTTGGTGCTTCGTAAAGGAACTCACGCTCTTCGCGGAGTGCTTGTTCTTGGTTCTCCAGGAGTTGGGCAGTGACCATTCTGCGATGGGCATCTTGGATGCCTCCTTCATGATCAAGGATAGGTGCCCATTTTTCCTGCAGAGCTTCTGTATTGAAAGCTTGCATTTGAAATTTACCTCTTTAAAAAGTTAGTTTGACTTATGATATAAAAATCACTTTTTCGAAACTCTAGTCAGAGTTTGAAGATATCCTTCCATTAATGGAGTTACAGAAGCAGAAATCTCTGCATCAGAACTTTCGGAGATATTCTCTGACTCGTCTCTTTGAGTACCAGTGTTGGATGGGAAATAAGATTCCCTCAGTGCTACCAGTTTCTCACGATATGTATCTTCACTATCAAACTCAACATTTTCAGCAAGAGAAGCTAATTTATCCTTTTGAGAAAGTGCAAGACCTTCACAAACATCGGAGAAAATTACATCAGCAACTGACTCTGCTAATCTTTGTTTCAGAGCAATATTAGACTTAATTTGCTCGTTGAGTTTATCTTCCATCTCATCTAATTTCTCTACCATTGCGGTAGTTACATCATATTTTTCTTCAGGGATTGATACATAATGATCTTCAAAAAGACCTTTCATTCCAGAAAGGAATGATTCAGTCATTTCTGCTTTTAAACCTTGCTCAATTGCGAGTTGATTTTCAGTAATCCACTCCTCACAAACATACTCAAGGTAAGCATCAACTCTATCAGTCAGTTCTTCTTTAATGATAATAACTTGCTCTTCGAGAGTTGATTCATATTCTGCTTTTAATTCTTCTTGAATTGCAGCAACTTTTGTTCTAATAGCTGTTTCAAAAATAGTACGTGCTCTTTCTTCAAATTCTTCGGAAAGATTTTCACCTTGAAGAAGTGCATTTACATCTTCTTCAATATCGTATTCTTCTACAGGTGACTCTTCTATTTCCTCTTCTTCAGAAACTGAGGTTTCTTCTTCAGTGGAATCTTCCTCAATTTCTTCTTCAATTTCCTCCTCATTTTCCTCCTTAACCTTTTTCATTGGTTCGGCAGGTTTTGCACCTTTGTTTACAATGTCACTGACAGTTGCAAGTGAGGGTTCTTTAAGTTTAGCAGAATCATCATCTACTTTATAGTTTTCGGGAGTAGGGCCACCGAGATCCTCTACAGAAGCCTGTCCGGGAGTTGAAAGGGACAGTTTTTGCATTGGTTCAGATGCAGCAGCATTTTTGGTTACTACGTTTTCCATTTCTTGTAAATCGCTACCAACGGACATTTGACTTATAGATTTTTGTGTTAATCTATATTTATTTATAAATTATAGATTTGAGATAAAATTGTGAAATAATTCTAGTTTATGTTCTTCAAGTGTTTTTTGATCAACTAGAGTATTAATTCTCTTCTGTGTTTTTTCTGCTAACTGCTCACGAAGAACTCCTCCTTCCCATACCCACTCTTTTCCTTCCATAATACCTTGAACGAAAGCATCTGGAGCAGAGGGATCTGCAACAATATCAGCAGCAGTAGCCAACATAAAGTCTTCACCAACAACTTTACAACCATTACGATCTTCTCTCAATGAACCAACACCACGAGAAGAAACTCCAAGCATTACACCTTCATCGAGAAGAGAAGATGCAATTTTACCCATTGGAGTGTTCAGGATTTGTGCTCTACCTTTAAAATTATTTCCTTCTTGAGTAAGTGAAGTAATTTTATGAGAAACTCGATCAAGATTTACAGTTGGTCCATCGGGATGTCCAAGTTCTCCAAGAGCACGTCCTTTTTTAATAAAAGCTTCATTGTATCTATCAACTTCCTTGGCAAGAATTTGCATGGGATACATTCTCTTGTTGCGGTTTACGACTTCCGCTTGGAGGAATGGTCCTTCAATGTAAAGTTTTTTGCCAGAACCTTTACCTTCGGTAATAATTTTGACGTTTGAAATTTCTTCCGTTATGAGTTTCATTTTATTAACCTGTGAATCCTACTTTGAAACCTACTACTGTTGATACCGATGCCGAAATTTGATCTTGTGGTCCTTTTTCAAAAAATTCAACTGTATCTGCAGGAAGTGTTACAGTTGCAGTGCTAATGTAACCACTAGTGCTACTTTTTGCGACACTAACAGTCGCATCTGCACCAGAATTATTAAATACTCTAATTACTGTTGCATTATCTAAAGTAGTTGCATTATTTAATGCAACTTCTGTACCTGTTCCTACTAATAAAGTTCTTGCCATTATTCTTGATCCTCGGGTGATTGATCTCCACCAAATAGTGATGTGCCAACAATTGGTCTAATATTTCCGATTTTTTCAGATGCTTTTAAATAAAGAGTATCTTTAATGATATCAGAAATTTCTGAGGCAGAGGAATCAGAACCAATCAAATTTACGATGTCTTCCATAAAATTATTATATCTATATGCTTATTTATATTTCACCACCTTTTGGTTCTTCTATATCCACTTCCACTGAAGATGCATCAATTTCAGGTTCCATAGGGATGTTGCCCATCATATTTTGATCATCAGTTGGTAATGGTTCTCCGGTAATTGGATCTACTGCACTTGGATCTGGAATAATTCCATCTTTAATTTCTTGTTCAATTTTTTCATCCATTTCAATAATTTCTGCATCGGTTTGACGTAATACTTTTCTCCTTACCCAGTCTTGAGAATAATATTTTCCAATATAAGGTTCTATAGTAGAAAGAGTTCCAAGTCTTTCATTTAATAATTCAGTTTCTTTTAGTTCTGCAAATTGATTATCATATAAAAAATCATATTGAATATGATCTGAAATTTCTTCCCAATCTTCAATTGATACAATATTTTTAAGTATCAATTGAGTTTTGAGCATATCAGTAAACATAGAAGCAAATCTTTTTCTAAGTCTGGCAACAAACTTAGAAAATTTAAGTTCATCTCTCAAAATTTCTGATGACCTACCAAGATTAAACCCACCATCAGCAGCAATTCTTGACTCAGGAACTCCAAGTGCTCTGTATAGTTTTTTCTGAAAATATTCAATATCAGCAAGTTCTCCTAAGTTTTGTCCACCAGGAAGTGTAGTGATTTCTGTTCCACGACCTCCTTCTCTTCTTGGAAGCCAAAAATCTTCCATCATAGACATGAACTTGCGATCATCACGAACTTCACCTGTATTTGCATCATATACAAGTTTATTCCGATAACGCATCATAACATCACGAAGATATTGTTCTGCTTTAATTTTTGGAAGATTGCCAACATCAATATAAAAAATTCTTCTTTCTGGGGCCCTTGATAGTCTATAGGTAACAACAGAATCTTCGATCATTCTTAGTTGATTGAGTGCTTTAATTGCTTTGTG